AAAATAGGATTGTGGTATAGTAATGCTTCAAGTAATGATCCCCGATTAGATTTTAATATTACTGACCCTATTGTTGATCCATATGTAGGAACTTTTGATGGAACAAAAAATTACATAGATAAAATTCAATTTTCAGGGTCAAATGTTGAAGGAGACAATGATTGGGTAGGTTTATTTGAACAAAATGATATGAATGCTGCCAGAACAGGTAGTAGTCCAATAATTACTTCTAGTTTAATAAATGTAGCTACTGATCCCAGATGGAATAACCCAAATCCCAATATTAATAATAGTAATTTTTATATATTACATTTTACCTCAAGTATTTTTACTTCAGCAAAGTATAAATATTATAGATTAAATGTTAATGGGGGAAGTAATAGACCATTAGACTCTTCTTTACAATTTCATTTTATTCATCATTTAGACCTCTACCAAGATTTAGATTTCGCTAAAGGAAACAGAAAACAAATTAATTTAGGATTTGACACAACTACTCGTGAGGGTGAAACATTTTCCCCTTTTACTACAGCAGTATCAAGTGCGTTTAATGATGTAGGTTTTGTGGGTCAAATTGAACTTAATGATCAAGTATTAGTTAATGGTGTTGCAAAAGCTGATTTATTTTTTAATAATTTTTCGGGGGGACCCTATGATATTAATGGAGTAGGAATTCTTAATGCTACATCTTCTAATATTAAAGATAACTTAGTTGTAGGAGGCACATTTAATGTAGGTAGCACAATAACAGTAAATAGCCATTTATTAGTAGGCGGAACTACAGCTACTAATGACATTAAAGTAAACCCTAATCAACAAATTTTTGTGGGGGGTAGTCAGTTTGATCATAATGAAAGCGCAATTGTTTTACCTGAATTAAGTCCTATATATTTTACCGATAAATTACAAAATGGAGACCTAGGTGTTGATGAATTTTCCGCTAGAATATTTGGTCATCATACTGAAGAAAATGTAAGTGATTTATATATTGATGCTTTTAGAATTTACAACATTTCAGATAAAGAAATAAGATTAATTACATTACATCCCGAAGGAACTACAATAATTTCTTCATCCCAAACTTTAATCACAGGTAGTGTTAATATAGATGGAGACATTAATATAAATGGTCTTATTAGACAAAATGGTAGTGTATTTTCTGGAGGAGAAGGGGGCTCAGGATTCCCTCATAATCAAATAACAACGGGAATAACAGCAAACATTACAGGTGGTTTAATAATTTCAGGTAATAGTACTACTACTTTACCTTACATTGAATTTGGAAATATACCAGGGAATGCGAATGTTACTTCTTTAACTGATTCAGATCATCCTTCCCTGTATGTACAAGATGGAAATTTAAAATTTGGAAGTACTATATTAGGGGGCAGTGATCCTGATGTAGAGATTATAACTAATGGTGAATTAGGAAGTAATTTTGATTTAAATGGATATACTATATCGGGTAGTGGTAATATTGACATTATAGGTAATATTACTGTTACAGGTAGTATTGATGTTTCAAGTAGTTTAACAGCAAGTAATGCACTAATAAATAATTTAACGGTATCTTCATTTACTATTAGTAGTAGTGGGGTAAATTTAAATGCAGGAAATTTAATAGTTAACAGCCAAAATGAAAGTTTAGATGGCCCTTCTGCTATACTTAATAATCCTAATGTATTTTTTTCATGTTCAAATGATAATGGTACTCAATTTCCAAGTAGTAATATTACTAATAATGAAAATACTAGTTCTTTATTTGATGGTCCATATTACTCACAAGGAACAGGTTCAAGATTCAATTTAAAAGACAGTCCATTAAATGTTATTATTAATTTTGGAACCCCTACAATAGTTGCACAATTCCATCAGTCCTTTCATTCAAGTTCAGTTGGAGATTTTCAATATTTAATGCCCCAATTTATTTCAGTTTCATCTTCTAATGATGGTATCAATTATCAAGGTTTAGCAGAAGGAGGAAGAATTTTTGCAGGAGGTATAAATACAACTTTTGCAGAAGATGCACCTAGTTCTAACCCACTTGGATTATTTGGTGTAGGAACTATAAGTAATTTAAATAGAATTACCCAAGTTCCTCTAACATCATTAACTCAATCTTTCCAATATTATAAAATAAGATATAGTGGTCAAATTGGTCAATCTAACCCTCCCTCAAACACAACAGTACAAATTAATGAAATAAAAATTGTAACAAGATCATTTAGTGAAGGAGTAGGGACAACTGTAGATAATGGCGTAATAAATAGTTTTAATTTTGTGGGTGATGTAATAGGTAATTTACTTGGAACTGCAAGTTATGCTTTAGAAGCTTTAACTGCAAGTTATGCACACACAGCAAGCTTTGCACACACAGCAAGCTTTGCACACACAGCAAGCTTTACACACACAGCAAGCCTTGCTTATACAGCAAGTTATATAAGTGTAGATAATATAGATGGAGAAATAGGAGGAGTTGGTTTTCCATATGCAGGTTCAGATTCTCTAACAAATACTCCATCTCAAGCATTAATTACTGGATCTTTATTTTTAAGTGGTTCAGGACATATAACAGCTTCAGGTAATATAAGTTCAAGTGGTAATTTATTTTTTAGTGCATCCACAACTAATGAATCTAATTATAATATTTTAGTACAAGATCCAAATACAGGACAAGTTTTTACAACAGGAAGTATTGGGGGAGGAAGTAACAATGTAATAAATGGTGAAGATGATGATTGGAATATTCAATCAACTTATTTAACATCTTCAAGAGATATATTAATTACAGGATCTTTAAAAGCAACTAATAGTTCTTCAATAGGAAAATCAGGATACATTTCAGATAAAGTTTTAACAGTTGACAATTCTATATTAGTACATAATACAAACAACAGGGGAAAACACACAGGAATAGAAATTTTAACCACAGGTAGTAGTACTACTAATACAAGTGGAAGAATTATATTTAAAAATGAATTAACAAAACCTATTGGCTTTAGTTTAAATTACAATGGTGGAAGTACTAATGAAATTCTTGATTTAGCACATGATTCATTTCAGATAAAAAATCATAGTGCTGAACCTGGGTTAGATGGAAAAGAAGTCCTAACAGCTAATGAAAGTAATTTAATAGGATTAGGGACAATTTACGGATCCCATAATGTAACCATTGGGGAAGTTAATCATTCTACTTTAATTAATAATAGACTACAAGTAGGTAATTATCTAGCTGTAGGAACTACTGCTCCATCTGCCGGCAATGTAAGATTATTAATAAATGGTGACATATCAGGAAGTGGAAAATTATTTATAAAAGATATAACAGAAGCTTCAAAAGACAAAATTGTTACTTATGATAGTACTACGGGTCAGTTCTTTTACACTTCATCAAATTCATTTGGATTTGGTGTAGGAGGAGGGGCAGACAATGATTGGAAAGAAGTATCAGGTGAATTAACTTCTTCCCTTCCCTTATTAATTAAATCGAACACACCTCCTTCATTAAAATTTCACAAAAATGATCCAAGTATTACTAGTGGTGAATCATTAGGAACCCTAACATGGTTATCCCAACCATTTGAAGAATCTGAAATAGCAAGCATAACAGTAAGTTCAACAGGCACCCATACAGAAACTACATCTCCTCATGAAATGGTTATCAATACTGATAACCTAAGAATAGAATCTCCCATAACAGCCTCAAGTAACGTAAGTGCAAGTGGATTTATATATGGTTTATTACCACCAGCAACACGCCCACAACCCATAGTTGTACAAAATACTAATAAAGATACAGCAGGTCCTACTACTTCTGGAAGATTAGAAACATCTTCTTTAAGAGTATTTAATAATATTATTGCATCTACTGAAGGAACACTTGTAATTGGTACTAATATAACTGATGAGGGGGATACGGGTGGCGGTAACCCACCATTACCACCTAATGACCCTGATGGTCCCATTATATTTAACCCAGGTGATGGGGGAGCCAATAAACCAAGTGTTATATTTAATAATAATAAAACAAGACACAGAGGAATTTTAGACATCTCGGGAAGCGGACAATTAATAACCTCAGGTGGTATAAAATTTGAAGCAAATTCATTAAGTGATAATCCACGACCTAAGTCACCCGTATTAGTATATGACGAAACAACAAATGAAATACGTTTAGCTAAAAACACATTTGATGGAACTATTACAGTTGAAATAGAAGGAGATCAACAAATTAAAGGAGACTTATCCCTAACAGGGTCTTTTGATGCTCATAGAGCAATAATTGGAATATCAGGTTCAGAAAAAAGAGCATTCAATCAAGGTAAATTAAATGATTTCTTTACTAACCCCCTAATAGAAAAAGAAAAATACTCATTATATGTTAGAAATGGTGCTACTATTGTGGGTGGTGACATTATACCCGATATTCCCCTTGAACATTCTATAGGAACTAAAGAATTCCCTTTTAAAGATCTTCATGTACATCGAGGTACTATACATTTCTATAGTGGTAGTAATGAAACTTCAGGTTCTACAAAAAATGAAATAGCTAAAGTAAGTGTTAATGAATCTACTAAAGAAATAGAATTTAAATCAGGTAGTGAATTTAATAAAATACGTGCTTCAGAAATAAATTTAGGTAGTAGTGATGCATTTAATGGAATAGGTTCAGTTCAAATAGGACAATCAGGCCAAGGATTTATAGCAGTAAACGCAGAACCGGGTAAATTTTCTACAGTTTTAAGAGCAGAAAGTCCTACTTCAACTGGTGATTTTAGAATGGGGACAATTACTCAAAAAGGATCAGGTAGTTTTGCTATTTTATTAGATGCTGATCAAATTAGACCAGATGCTAAATTTGGAGTATACAGTAATACAGCAGTTCCAGGTCTCACTACACCTTTAATAACAGTAAGTGAAAGCTTTGAAACTAGAGTACATAATGGAGGTTTAAGAGCAGACAATTATGTAATTACTACAAATATAACAGCCTCAGGTAATATAAGCGGTAGTCATGTTACAACAGCATCATTTGGTTCATTACAATTAAGTAATTTACCCACAACCCCAACAGGATTACCTACGGGTTCAGTGTGGGTTTCAGGAAGTAAAAATGATGTTTCAACAAACAATGTAAATTGTGGAACCTTAATGATAGTAATATAATATGAGCATTTTTATAAGAGACACATTAAACACATCAGGTACTACTCCAGAAGATGGTCAAAGTCCAAATGTAAATCCAGACTTTGTAGGAAGAACTGACAGAGACACATTAAGTAATCTAGGAGCTAACAGTAATCCTGACTTTATATCAAGACCCCGTAGAGTTATAGGTTTTAAACAAACAGGTGTACCTCTTACTGTCGGATGGAATTTGATAACATACACAGGTACAGAACGTATGCACCCAAGTGATTATTGTAAATTATTATTTCCATACCTTCAGTATTCAGGTGGAGTAGACAATAAACTGAGCTCAGTAATGAATATACTAAAGGACCTGAAGGGATTTTTATTCTGGCCAGAAATTAGTTTTAGTAATTTAGGTGATTTAATTCCTGGTAACTCCTATTATTTGTATATAAGGTTAGATGCAAAAGCAAATGGGTTCATACCAGGCATTGTTCGTCCCAACATAGCAAGTGCAGAAAATATTGAACTTCCAAGTGATTATATAAATAAACTTAATAATATTGAACAGACTGTAAATATTGGCTGGAATTTTATAGGGTATAATAGAATTAGTCCACGTGACATAAGATCAACCCTTTATGGTTTCTTTTTTCCTACTACCACCATCCTATCAACAAATATTGATAGTAGACTTACAAAGCTTATGAGTATAATGAAGGACGCAAAGGGATTTATATACTGGCCAGAGATTGGTTTCAATCAATTAGGAGATTTTAGACCTGGAGAGGGTATGATGATTCATCTAATTGAAGATGAAGGAGGTGAAATTACTTTTCCTTTTACTGGTAAACTACCTCCAGCTAATGACATAGATCCTAGACCTTTAATAGATGGGGGGCCTGAATAATGTATTTTAAAATTTATTTATATTTATACATGAACAAATTAACTAAATTATGGCAAACATTTCTATATGGCCCGGATCATCATCATTTTTCCCAGGAGACACACCTTTTGGATTTTATGATTCAGACACAGACTTCAGCACAGATGCGGACAAAGTTGCAGATTGGTGTGTAAGACGTTTGGGATATCCTCTTGTAGACATTGAATTACAAGCAGTAAATTTATTTACTTGTTTTGAGGAAGCTGTAAATGAATATGGTTCACAACTTTATCATTTTCAAATAATAAATTCCTTCCATACTTTAGAAGGAACATCAACAGGATCCAAATTAAATAATAGTATAATTGCTCCTAATTTAGGTAATACAATAAACATTGCAGAACAATATGGTAGTGAAGCTGACGGAGCGGGAGGAAATTATAAGATTGAATCAGGATCTATTACAGTAAATGCAGGCCAACAACGTTATGATTTAATGGCAGATGTTTCATCTTCATTAAATGGTTCAGAAGCGGCTTACATTAAGAGGATATACCATTATGCCCCCGCTGCAATTAATAGATACTTTGACCCCTATGCAGGTACAGGAACAGGAATTCAATCATTAATGCAGTCATTTGGATTTGGTAATATGTCACCAGGTGTTAACTTTATGATGATGCCTATGTATTATGACGTTTTAAAATTACAAGCAATTGAATTAAATGATTCAATTAGAAAATCGGCATACCATTTTGATTTAGAAAACAACAGATATTTAAAATTATTCCCCATACCTCGACAAAGTTACAAATTACATTATGAGTATGTTTTAAAGTCAGTTGCTAATAACCCAGTAAAAGACACAACAGGTGGTGTAACTAACATGTCAAATGTACCTTACACTAATCCAACATATAAACTTATAAATGAACCAGGAAGACAATGGATTCGTAGATATGCTTTAGCATTAGCTAAAGAAATGTTAGGTAGTGTAAGAGGTAAATATCAATCGGTTCCAATTCCAGGTTCTGACACTACATTAGATTTTTCAAGATTATTAAGTGAAGCAATATCTGAAAAAACCGCTTTAATTGAAGAACTAAAAACATTCTTAGAAGAAACAACCCGAGTTAAACAACTTGAAAGACAAAATCAAGAAGCACAATTAACACAAGAAACTTTCTATAAGGTTCCTTACCCAATTTACATAGGATAATGATTAAATTAACTAAAATATTATCAGAACTTCTCAACACATTCGAAGTGACCGCTTTATTAACTTCTGATAAAAAAGTTTCTATTACGGAAATATTAGATCAAATTAGAGCTTTACAAAAAGTAACTACAGTGAGAAATGTAACTCCTCCTGAATATATGACCCAAAGTTCTTCTGAACATACTATTTTAATTTTAAAATTTATAACAAGAGGAGAAGCTAAACAAGACTTAGAATTTATTAAAAGTAATATTTTAACCCAGGGTAAAGACAGAACTGATTTAAGAATACCAGGTATAAAAAATTTTAAATTTAAATATGAAACTTTAAAACGAAAATAATGGCATTATTTGGGGGATCACGTGACATATCATTATTTAATACTATAAGTAAAGAACTTATAAATGACATTATTCAAACGGAAATAGCTTACTATAAATTTACTTTAGAACACACAAAAGTAAATGTGTATGGTGAAGCCCCTCAAAAAAATTACTATGAACCCATAAAAATTGCAAGTTTAATAGATAGAAGTGACCAAACATGGACATCCGATGAATTTGGACCCGATGTAAATCAAAATATTACATTTACATTTTTAAGAAAAGAATTTATTAACTTAAATTTATTTTCAGATGTAGGTGATTTAATACTTTTTAGAAATAATTTTTATGAAGTAGATGGCAGAATAGAAAACCAGTTAGCATTTGGTAAAGATCCAGATTATGCTTTATCTACAGAAACATCAGATTTTGGGGGTAATTTTTCAATTACTTTAAGTACCCATTTGTCAAGAATAGAAAAATTAAGTTTAGTTCCATTAAAAGGTGGGAAATACCCAACAACTGTAAAATCTCAAGGTGGAGAAGCCAATAAATTAGAATATTAAAATGGCAGACAATAAAAACATAAACCCAAGAAGACCTATCCCCTCAGATAGATATGATAAATTAAGAGAAAATTTATCATCAGGTTTTGCAGACAATTTCCCAGTTGAATCTTTTCCCCCTCCTAGCAATAGAGCTAATATTATTAAGGGTGACATTACTACAAGAAAAGACGACACAGTAAGAGAAGTATACATAGGTTTAGAAGATCACGATAAAGCTATAGCTTATTATTTTGAAAATATTATTAAACCTCATGTCTTAGTAAATGGAGAATTAACTAAAGTACCCGTATTATATGGTTCTGCTGAAAGATTTAAAGCGGTTCAGCAAGATGGGTATTATAGAGACAAAGAAGGTAAGATACAAACACCCCTGATTTATTTTAAAAGAAATTCAGTTGAAAAACGAAGGGATTTAGGAAATAAGATAGACGGTAATAACCCCCAATTATATTATACCTTCCAAGAAAAATATACAAAGAAAAATCAATATGATAATTTCTCTGTATTACAAAATAGAGTACCCCAAAAAGAATTCCATCAAGTAGTAATCCCCGATTTTGTAACATTAACTTACACTTCCACAATATGGTGTGATTTTATATCTCAAATGAATGGTATAATAGAATCTATCAATTATTCGTCAGACACTTATTGGGGGGATCCTGAAAAATTTAAATTTAATGCTAAAATAGACAATTTTGGAAATACAACAGAATTAAATGTGGGGGACAATAGAATAGTAAAAACTGACTTTACAATTACTTTGCAAGGATATTTAGTCCCTAAAAGTATTAATAAATTACTGTCACAAAAACCACAAAAATCTTTTAGTAAATCTACTTTTATAGTTAATAATGAAGTATCTTTAGTAAAATTAGATGGCCCTACATTGGGGAGGGGGTCTAGAACTGATAGAGTACCACAAGATAGGGGCGAAGTTAGAGAATTAACAAATTCCGAAGGGATAACTAATAGTCTTAATGTAGAACATTTAATAGATGGTATAGGTTTCTCAGCAATTGGTGATGATTTTATAATATTTTAAATAAAAAAAAATGGGAATAACTAGTAAAAATAATTTAAAGGGATATTTTAATAAAGGAGACAGACCCAGAGAATCTCAATTTGTAGATTTAATAGATTCATTTCTTCATCTTAATGATAATTCTTCCCCTCTAACAGCTTCATATGACATAAGTTCAAGTGGCATCATTACAGCTGAAGATATTATAATAGGAGATGATTTAACAGTTGGTGATAATATTAATTTAGGGTCGGGTGGAAAACTTAATTTTAACGGACCCTCATCAGGACAATATATTTTAGGACAAAATGATGGTATTGAAATAGTAGGAGTTATAACCTCATCTAATAATATAAGTTCAAGTGGAATAATATACGCCGCTAATATAATTATTGATAGTTTACCCACATCAGAAGCCGCAGCAACATCTAATGGATTTTTTACTTTAAGTGGGTCTCAGATACCCCTATCAGGATCTGCTGCACAACTTAATGCAATTTCTGAAAGTAAATTTGTGTTTCAAAAATAATTAAAATGTTTTATTATGAAGGTTACATGGGATAGTGCTAATATTTTATGGAATTTAAACTCATTTACATGGGATGAAGTTCAATTAGTTGAAGAAATAGTTGAAACTATTCAACAAGGAGGAGGTGTTATTGAAGATGATATGTCTTGGATGAAACCTAAAAAAAAGAAACAACTTATTAAACTTATTCTTAAAATAAAAGGAGAAACACTTACAGAATCTAAAACTAAACCAATCAAACAGTATAAAATAAAAGCT